CGCAAAACGGTGTGGCCGCGCTTTCTGATAAATACGCCTATCTGGCTAAAACCAATGCCCAGGTGGCTACTCTCATGCGCAATCAGGCGCTGCTGGAGTACAACGAGGCGATCAACAAAATACCGAAAGCTATCAGCGACGCATCAAGTTCGCTGCTCTCGTTCGGCGATAAAGCACTCTCAGCGCTTGGCGGTGGTTATGCCTCCGTTGATGGGTTCAATGACCGTCTTGGCGCGCTGAACATTACTACCAGCAATTACGCGCAGGCTATGAAACAAGCCTACGGTGCAGGGCAGGCATTCAGTGCGACGGCAAACAGCATCGGTAACACAGTTGGCGCTGTCGCTGATAAGTTCGGCATATCTGAGCAGCAGGCTTTTGAGTTCAGTAAGCAGTTATCTGACATTGCCAAAAACCCTTCACCAGAAGCTCTTCAGCGGCTCGCCACTGAATTACAGAACACGAAGAGCTCAACACAGGATGGGCAGACGGCCCTCACTGCATTTATCGGGACGCTGGTTAATCTTTCACGGGAAGCCGTTGTCGCAAAAGGCAACGTCGCCGCGCTGAAGCAGGAAACGGATAACCTGACCGCAGGACAGAAAAACCTGATAAAGCAGTCAGAGCGCAACCTGGCTCTGTCGAAGCTGCAAGGAGAGGCGCGTGCCAGATTACAGGCACAGTATGCGGCTGAAGACGCGGGTCTATCCAAAGACGATCCGCATACAAAGCAAATGGAAAACGACGCCGCGGCAACGTACCAGAACACGGAAGCCCAGAAGAAGCTCAGCGCGGAAAACAAAAAGGGAGCATCGCGAGCTGAGTCCATCGCACAAAAGCTCGCAAACCTGAAGCAGCAGGCAGAGATTGCCGCCGGCACAACGAATGAGCTTAGCCGCGAGCAGGCAATGCTCAACGCTGAGCAATCACTGGGCAAAGCGGCGACACAGGCGCAGATTGCAGAGGCCCGCTCCTATGCTGCGGCAAAATGGGATACCGCCAACGCAATCAAAGCACAGGCGGCCGCAGAAAAGCTTTTGCCTGAGGCGCGGGAGAACGCGAGCTATAAGCAGGATGTCGATGCGCTGAACACTGCGCTGAATGCCAAAAAGATAAGCCAGGAGCAGTACAACGAGACGGCTGAGAGGCTTGAGGCTACGCACCAGGCGAATCTTGCCAAAATTCGCTCGCAACAGGCGGTAACACCGCAGCAGGAAGCTGTCGGTTCAGTCGATCCGGTGCAGCAGCTTGCTAACGAGAATGCCCGCAAAATTGCACTCATCCAGGCTTTTGAGCAGCAGAGCCTGATCACTCATCAAAACGCCCTGGCGCTGCGGGCGGCAGCTGATAATGAGTATGAAAAAGCACGGATTGCCGCCCAGTGGGAAATCTGGCGCAACCAGAGCGCTGGCAATGAGGCGCTGGCGGCATCTTTTGATGCCCTGGCTGGCAACGCCTCTAACGCTTTGACCGGAATCATAACGGGCAGTATGACCGCTTCCGATGCCCTCCGCTCTGTTGGCAACACCGTCCTGAACAGCCTCATCAATAGCTTCGTCCAAATGGGTGTTGAGTGGGTTAAGTCAGCAATCATGGGCCAGGCGGCACAGACAGCGGCCATCGGCACGGTAACTGCTGTTCAGACGGCTGCAACCGGCGTGCAAACAGCAACTAGCGTTGCTGCGGCTGGCACTGTGGCTGCTGCATGGACGCCTGCGGCAATCCTTTCTTCTATCGCGTCTATGGGCACCGCTGCGGCGATTGGGCTCGGTGCGGTCGCTGGCGTAATTGGTGCGAATCTACTTGGCAAGCGCAAAAATGGTGGCCCGGTATCAGCGGGTGGGATGTATCAGGTTGGTGAAGGTGGCATGCCAGAAATTTATCAGGCCAGTACCGGGAAGCAATATATGATTCCTGGCGACAATGGCCGGGTGATAAGCAACAAGGAGATGACGGCGGGGGCATGTGGCGGGGTGGTAATCAACATCCAGAACTACACATCGTCCTCTGTAGATGCTCAGGCCGGAACTGATGGCAATGGTGGAGTGACTGTGGATGTCATTGTCGCTGACCTGAACAACGGCGGGCCAATCAGTAACGCCATAACCAGCAACATGAATGTTAAGCGCACGCCGAGAGGACAGGGCTGATGCCAATTATCGACTATCCCGACTGGCTGCCGCTGGCGCAGAAGGCCAGCAAAAATATGACCTTCGACACCGGGTTTCAGACTGACCAGCCAGCAGTCGGCCCGGCTATTTTCCAGAATCTTACTGACGACCTAAAAACCACATGGTCACTGACGTGGATTTTCACACTTGATGAAGAACGCGCTTTCCAGCAATGGTTGCGCAGCCCGAACTACCTTAACCGCGGCGTTAACTGGTTTCGGATGCCCATCAACATTGGCGGCAGTGGCCTACAGGTTCAGGAGCTTCATTTCACGCAGATGCCGGTGCAAACCAGTATCGACGGCGGCGTGGTGACCTGGACGGGAACCGTTATCGCGAACCACCTCTATAACCCTGACGACGAGTTTGACGACATCATTGTTGAGCTGCCGCCGCCGTGGAATAGCTGGCTGGATATTGTTGTGACCGGTTATCCGGATAATCGTGATCCGGAATCTCTGCCGAGGGCGCCGTAATGCCGAGTCTAAGGGAGTACAAGCAACAGCGCCCGATTCGCGGCAGTTACGACACAATTACCTTTTACCATCCTTCCTTCGGTTATGTGCGTCTGGTAGACAAACAGTTCTTCGAGAAAACGCTTGCAGGTCAGGTATACAAACCAGCGCGCTTTGAAATCGAAGAGAGTCAGCAGAGCGGCACGCCGGTGATCGACGCCACTGTTAAGTTGGGGCGGCTTTCATCAGACATCAAAACGCTGATGAAAAAATGGAAGGGTGTGTCAAGGCTGTCACCAATCACCGCTACCAGGCAGATTTTCGATAGCGGAGACACATCTGCGCCTATGAAAAACTGGACGCTTTTTGTGAAGACTGTTGACGTTGATTCAGATGCCGCATCTGTAACCCTTTCCATTACCAACCCATTAAACAACAACATCGGTCGCCTTTATGATCCAGTCGAATACACGGGACTTCAGTACCTCTGATTTTATCAGAATGATGATCGGCATACCGTGGGCTAACCGGGCCTGTTCGTTTGAGAAGGTAGACTGTTGGGGTCTGGTTGTTCTCTATTACCGCCACGTGCTCGGTATTGAGCTACACCAGACACCGGACTACGAAGCTGGCGAGGACTTCTTCACCTGTTATCAGGGCGACGTAGTCTTCTGGCGTCAGGCCGATAATCCGGTAGATGGCGGCATATTCGTGGGATACCGAGGCGCGCAACCGGCGCATGTTGGACTGGTGCTCAACAGGCAAGCGTTGCACTCTCGCGGCGAGAACGGAAGCGTGCGCATGGACTCGTTGCTGGTCATTCAGCGGGCATTCACTAAAGTGGAATTCTACGAATATGGCTCTGATTGAATTAAGTCGTTTCCCGGGAACGCCAAAAGAACGCTACAGGGTGCCAAATGGCACCCTTTTTTATGACTGGCTGGCGGCCAATGACGCCACCTTTCACCGTGACCTGCTTATCATCCGCAACGGCGTGAAGCTGAGTGACGACGATGAGCTGGCTTTTGAGCTGAGCGAACTAGACCACATCCAGATTCACGACCAGCCAAAAGGGATTGTAGAAGATGTTCTGAGCCCGATATTTAAAGTGGTTGGGCAGGTTTTTTCCTTTCTTGCGCCAAAGCCAGCTATCGCAAACACTGGCGGGAATACAGTAGATTCTCCAAATAATAGCCTTACTGGACAGACTAACACCGCGCGCGTCTATAAAGCCAAGCCGGATATTTATGGTCAGGTGAGGTCATTTCCTGACCTTATTCAGGAATCTGTTTTCGAATATGTGCGTCAGAATGATAAAGATGGCGGACTGAAGTACGTGACAGAATGGATGTGCGTCGGAATCGGTAAGTACGATTATGAGTCTGTGCGCTACTCTGAATCGAGTCTGGGCTCGCTGGCCGGTGCCGAGTTTCAATTCTATCAGCCTGGAGAGGTCATTCCGCAGATTGTTGAAGGGTATGGCTTTGATGACGTAGATGGACAGGAGGTTCCCGGGCAGAACGAAGCGGGTGATTTCCCGATAGAAACGGCGACGGCAAACACAGTAGTCAGCGGGACATATTCCGGCGGCCAGATAGCCATGAAAATCGTGAAGCAATCCGACTTCGATTATTTCATGGGGTTAGTGCTGCCGCATGCCGTAACATTCACCATTAACGTTACGTACAGCACGGCTTCTGGCAGTGTCACTACTGACGCTACTTTCTCTGGCACCCTTATCTCTGCGGTGGAAACTAACAACGGGGCGGTTACTAATCCTGTTCGCTGGTACACTTTCACGATGAGCGACCTGCAGGGCCCTCAGGACATCCCGGCAAATGCCACCATCAACACTACGAAATTCATTCTCAACGACAACGAAGCGCTTGTTGTTGGGCCATTCTTCTCGCCAGTTGAATCTTCTCAGCTCTGGCTACACACGCAGTCGAGCCTGGGCGGTAAAAAACAGACGAACTGGAAAGTTGTTATCTGGAAAATCGACGATAATTACAACCAGATACCCGGCACGACCCAAACTTTCACGTATTACCAGGGGACTCCTCACGACCATACGAGCGAAGTTTTTTATCGCACAGATAAGATAACCCCGTCAGGTGGCTTTGGTAAGTATGCGATCAGCTTTCAGCGCACTGATAACTCCAGCGATGCCTCGGTGCTAAAAGTTGAAGAAATCCACGCCATTAATATCAGAACGAACGTCGTTCATCCTACTGATACGCTGGTACGTGTCAAAGTTCGGGCGACAGAAAACGCGCTGGGAAGTCGGGAGCGCAAATATAACGCTCTCGTAACGCGCCATACCATCACTTACAACCTGAACACGCAGACTGTAGATTACACGCTGCGACCGTCTCGCTCGTTCGCTGATGCGGTGGCGCATACCTGGCTCATCATGGGTGAGCAGTCGGTCAGCAGCATCGACCTTTACGGGCTGTACTCTATTGCTGAAAACCTGCCAGATGAGCGCTTGGGCTACTTCGACTACACCTTTGACGATGAAAACGACTCGCTCGGTGACCGCGTGCAAGCAATCTGTAATGCGGCATCGGTGGTTGCTTATTGGGATGACGGTGTGCTGACGTTCACCCGCGACCAGAAAGTTGATTATCCGGCGGCCGTATTCAACCGCGCCAACATGAAGACGGACGAGTACAAAATGACGTACGAGGCCACTCTTCCTGGCGGCTACGACGGCGTGCAGGTGTCCTACGTTCATCCGACTACCAACAACAAGACGTACATCAACTACCGCGTGCTGAACGGCGCTATTGTCGAGCAGGAAGCTGAGAACTCTAACAAGCTGGAGATAGTCGGATTCCGTAACGAGTACCAGGCACGTGAGAGAGCTATTAGGGAAGTTAAGCGTCTGATCTATTCCCGAGTTAAGATGAATGCCAAAGTTTTCGAAGATGGCATTATCCAGGTGGGTAGCGTCATTCAGATGCCGGACATCTACGACAGCAATCAGCAGCAGGGTTATATCACCGGGCGCTCCGGGAATAACTTCGATACCAGCGAGCCGATCACCTTTTCCGGGGATATGTATGTGCTGATTACCGATAGCCTTGGTAACCCGACACTGCGTTATCCGGCCACCGCCCGAGCTGACACGAAGTACGGATTCACCGCTGCAATACCTAGTATTCAGCTAAACATCTGGAACGGAGACACGGTGCAGCTCCCGTCGCGTTATCTCATCGCGACAGTGGAAGAGCTGGACAGCCAGTTATGGACTGTCAACAGCATCAAACCAAACACGGATAACACGGTATCACTGACTGTCGCGGAATACAGCGACGCCATCTACCAATAAGACATTCCCGACAATCCCAACCCGGCCATAGCGCCGGGTTTTTTTATGGAAAAAATATGGCTACGCAACCTACTAATAATCCAGTACCGAGTGAATCTCCGCGCGACCTGAAGTTTAACGCCGGTAAAATCGACGAGTTTGTTACTTCGCTTGTCACTACATATGTTGACCGTTTCGGTAATGAACATTACACAATAGAGGGCTTGAACCAACTTGCACGCCAGGCTATTGCTGCATTTGGCTGGATACCGGTTGGCACTTTCCAGGCAGGGGCAACAATCTCATTGCCAAATCAGATCCTGAAAGACACAACAGACGGTGAATATTACCGCTGGGATGGGCCTCTGCCGAAGGTTGTTCCTGCCGGATCTACGCCTGCATCTACAGGCGGAACTGGTGTTGGGGCATGGATTAGCGTTGGAGACTCTACGCTTAGGTCAATGTTGGCGTCATCAACGGGGGCAGGGCTCATTGGAACCAATCATCGTGGAACCCTTGCTGCAGACTTGAACGCCATTGACCGACGGCCTGATGGGTATGCTACTGGAGTGGCCGGAGTTTTCTCTAACGGGCGCGATGTTGAGATAGATAAAGATATATCAACGAACTCCAATACCTATCTCCCTGAGATGCAGTCCCGCATGGTTTATCGTCTTACAAATAACCAGTTCGTGGAAGGGCGCGGCGGCAAGGTCACGGACACTTCTGGTAAATCTGCGGTGTATGGGATGCTTGGTACTGACACAGCTCCTACAACCAATGTAACCATCAATGATATTCAGGCTGGCGGCACTTCTTCTCCGACAGATAATACTAATGAGGCCATTTCCTCGTTCGCGTTATTAACACGTTACACCAAAAACCTGATTGTGCGTGGGGTTCGCTCCTTCGCTGGTCTGGCAGGTGGCGTCTATGTCAGTCAGGCAAGGAACTCGATTGTTAATGACGTTATTACCGAAAAACAGGTCTACCATACTGGTGATGATGTCGGCGGCGGTCGTGCTGGTTATTCAGTTCTTACGGACAACGCCAAAGAAACCATCATCAATAACGTGATGCAGACGGTAGAGGCTGCACCGAACGGCCGACACCTGCTGTATATGTCCACTGGCTCAGGCGGCGATACTAACGGCAACGTAAACGTTATTGCCAACAATATGATAGGTCGCTGGATTGGTCGAGACGACCGCAACCAGTGGATGCTCGCAATCCGCGCTTCTCAACGTTTCATCCTGAATAACGCGATTCAGGAGGGCGGCAACGGGGGCATGATTTTCAATGACGAAAATAACAACATCACCGACTACATCGCATCAAATATGGTTTTCCAGACCATTAAATACGCCGCTGGAGTTCCTGTTTATGCCGTCGGTCAAGGCCAGTCTCCAACTTACAAATCTAACCGATGGTTGATTACTAACCATAATATCAATGGCGTACCTAAGGATTCCTCCGTGGGGCGCACAGATATTATCGCTTACAATATATCGGGCAATAACGGGATGTTGAGCAATGTTGTGATCACATGTCCGGGTGAATCAACGCCTATCCTTGTTGGGCATGATACGCAAAGCGTCCAGAACATCACTATAGCTAACATTCACGATAATATTGGTGGTGGTAGTAGTGGCACCCCTGCTCCATTGATAGCATTCACTGGCAGTGCAGTATCTAACATTACCGTTAGAGGAATAACTACATCCCGCTCACCAATGTTTCTGCGGCTCGCCGTAGTTACAGATTTAACAGTGGATTTTACGCGTAAAGCGCGAATAAACTTTTCAAATGGATCTGTTACGAAAACAGACATTGAGACAATTACTGGAACAGTAACTCCGCTATCAACCGGCTTTACAATTCAGTTCCCAAGCCATGTTACACAGAAAGCCGTAGAAAACTGCACGGTAAGACTGACTAACGGCGGTCAGTGCAATGTGGCAGCATATGGCAATAAATCAATAACCGTTAATACATACACGGCAGCCGGTGCTGTATATAACATGTTGACCGTAACTGCCGCTACGGTAGAGATTGTTCTATACAACTAAAAGAGGGGCGAAAGCCCCTCGGTTTATTTACAGAGTTTTGGTTTGCCACCTAAAAATACATAATTCTGACCATCTTTATTGTAAATCGAATAATCCGTAGTAGACACGTCTGGGTAAGAGACACTGCATGCGTCATTGGCTATTTCCTGCCATTTGGACCTTTCAAACGAAAAGTTTACATTTCTTATTCCTAGTCTGGTCAGCATGGTAGAGGTCGATGCATCATACATTTTGCTGTTTATTAGCCTGATAACAGGGAATACCTGTGAATTCACAGCGACTACTGGCGATTCCTTCATTACACCAAAAGTCGTTGTTTTGGATGAGCTTAATTTTTGGCTTCCTGATATGTCTTTCTTTATTTGAGAAACTACTACAAAGTCAACCTCATATTGTGACTTAATTGCATTAGCTAATGCAAATGATGTGAGAATCGTTACAACCAGAAAATATCCAGCGATAAGCCCGGACGTCTTTTTGGACTGGCAATATATAACTGCCAGAACTGACATCAACACAACGCCAAACGGCGTAGCAATTCTAGGCACTATCAATGACTCTGACAGTATTACAGTTGTTGATGATGCCAATATAATCATTATTGCAGGAAATGGTAACAACGATAACGAAACTAAAGTGGCGGCTAATTTTTTATGGGGTTGTTTATTTAAAAATGCGTTATATGCATAAGATATAATTGAAAGTGTAGCCACCAAAAACAAAATCTTAGTTGTTAATGGATCAAACGCTTTGCAATACATGTTGGCAAACTTTTCTATGTTGCCAATAAAAATATCCTTTCCATTTTCAACTGATAAAACAGTGCCGGATCTGCTGGTAGTGGTGTTGGCTTTAAGCCAAACCATGTACGATGCATACGACACAAGAGTTAAAATTGCTGGTTTAAAAATGCTTTTAAAGCTCTCTGCCTCTCCGTTGGCTATATTCTTTATTGATTTTGCTATGCAAAGCATTAAATATATAACTCCACTCACCTGATAAAGGCAAAGAGATGAAAATATCAATGCTCCCTTAAAAATATAATTAATGAGTTTGTTTCTTAAATCTATCGAAAAGGCAATCACGCACGACGCAACAGATAGTGCCATCGACAGACTATCATATTTGTACGCCATGTTATGTAAAAATAACGGGCTAATGAAGGCCAGAGAAGATATTGCTATAGTTGATAATGTCCTCTCTGCGAAAAAAGCGTTGGAAAGTGCCTGAATGCACCAGGCCATCACTAAAACTGATAGCATTTGCGGCAAAGGAGAAACATCTATAGCTATGTTCTGCCCAAGAGAAAGTATTGTGTAAATATATTCCGAAAGTGGTCTACCAAGTCGAAACCACCCCACATATCCGGTTTGTGAGCGAGGTATGTCATCAATGTAATACACCCCCGCGTTTATCAATGGATAAACAAAAATGGTGGATATAATTAAAGAAATGTAAAATGAGTTCCTTTTACTGAGTTTTTCACTCATAAAATTCATCATTTGCTATTTCCCCCCCTTTCTTTTAATTATAAAGCGAGGCCTGTTTTTTACCTCGATGTAAATTCTTCCGATGTACTCACCAAGAACGCCAATCCCTATCAGCTGAATTCCTCCCAGGAAGAGAATCGAAACCAGAAGAGAAGGGTAACCCCTGACCGGGTTTCCAAAGGCCAGCGTATCGACAATCATCCATGAGCCATACATAAACGCAAAGCCTGCAACCAACAGGCCAATGTATGTCCACATTCTGAGTGGGAAGGTGGAGAAGCTTGTAATGCCCTCAAGCGCCAGGTTCCACAGTTTCCAACCATTAAATTTTGTGTTACCTGCAATACGTTCAGCTCGGGTGTATTCCACAATATCAGTGCGGCCGCCAACCCATGACAGAACGCCTTTCATGAACAGGTTTCGCTCTGGCAGGAGCTTGATGTTTTCCACGACTTCCCGAGACATGAGTCTGAAATCACCTACGTTCTCTTCGATCTTCGGGTTACTGATTTTGTTATGCAGCTTATAGAACATTTCAGCGCTCTTGCGCTTCAGGCGACCATCAGTAGAACGATCTGTACGCTTAGCAAGCACCATATCTGCGCCAGCCTGCCAGCGTTCTATTAACTGAGGGATAACTTCAATCGGGTCCTGCAAATCGACGTCAATCGGAATCACTGCGTCGCCGGTGGCATGGTCCAGCCCTGCAAATAGCGCCGGCTCTTTGCCGAAATTGCGGGTGAAGGATAGGGGTACAACCAGCGAATCAGAAACGGCTAGCGCATTGATAATCGACTCTGTAGCGTCTTTGCTGCCGTCATTGATAAATACGATTTCCACCTCAAAAGATTTGAGTGGTTCATATTCTCTGACGGTTTTATAAAAAATAGGGATTGTGTCTTCTTCATTGAAGACCGGAACAACGAGTGAAATTTTCATTTCGCTTCCCTGAAGACAATGTATTTCGAATAGACAAACCCGCACACCAAGCTAATAGCGGAAAACACGACCAGCGTAACCACTGGCGGTAGCGAGCATTCATCGGCAGCCCAGCCCACAGCCGCGCTAAGCGACCCCATGAAACCTACATAAAGCAAGTAGCGCATCGTCGTAGTCGAACTGTTGAACGTAAAGCGAGCATTAGCGAAGAAACTGAAACTGACCGCAACAACGAATCCACTGAAGTTAGCCAGAGCCTGGCTGGTTCCCAGTGCATAGAAGCACGTGGCAAATACCACCCAATGAATTAGCGTATTGAGCACGCCCACAGAGGCGTACTTTGTAAAAAGCTTGAGCATATCTAATTCCGTTAGATT